AGTATAATGGTCGCCTGATGCGGGATATATTAACTCTACGGCTAGTGAGTATCATCATCACCATTAGGCATAAGTATTTCTGTAACAATAACTCTTTAGTAGGAGAACTTGCTACTACACCTACTTGTAAGTCATTAATATCATCCCATGTCCACGAAGTTGCGGTAAAAGGATTCTCATCTCTATCTGTTGGATTAACTAATGTAGTAAAAATTTTTATAGCTTTGCGAAATATTTAAATCGTAGGTCAATTCCTCTGTACACGTACCTATTTCTAAATTTGCATATAAGTATCCGGTATCCGCAATTGTGTATAAATGCGATTTAGCTCTGGTAAGAATATTAACATAATTAATAGTACCTAAATTAGTGCTATCTTGAATTTCATAACTATCTGTTGTAACTATTTCACTTGCCATTGAGACATAGTCAGTGTCATCATTTGCAGTTACTTCATTGACACATTGCCAGTTATCAAATGTTATGGGCTCTGGTATCCACTCTGTACTACAACCACTACTCTCTGGATATAATGTAATTGTTGCATCTTTTGGATTTAGGTTACTAATTGAAAATGTCGCCATATTAATCACATAACAAGTGGTATTGTTATTTTTATATCTTCCCAAGTTGAATCATTACTGTGCCACACAACAGCATTATTATCAGAAACCACTTCTATTTTAAGATATATTCTTTCTAACTCATTTAATTCTTTATACTCCCAAGCATCTATCCAAAATGGATAAACCATTTCATCCCCAACTAAATATACAGCATCCCATGTTAAGGTATCATTTACAACTATCTGTCCAGTACGAAATAATAAAGTTCTATCGCCACTAATTTCATGTATTTTATATACCGAAACTTCATAACTGGTAATTGAAGTTGTCGATTTAAATGCTGCTAGTGTAATATGTCCACTAATAACTCCCTCAATAAAGTATGTTTTTGCAATATGCTGCGGATAAAGAAATTCTATAACATCTGTCGCACTACTACTGGTAGTTGTACTACAACCATCGCTAATATATTCTTTAACTAATAGTTTATGACCAGTAACCGTTGTTCCGAAGTAACCTCCAAAATTTTCTTCCCAATCGTCTATATGGACACCATAAAATGTTTCATAGTATCTCATACTATCTCCTGCCATTATCGCACCACTCCTCCTCTGTAATTCATGTTTCCACCCTTACTGTTATCCCACCCCAAGGTAGGTATAAATTTAATAATTAATCTGCTTGCTTCAGGCACAGTAACTACGTCACTTGAACCTAGACTGTTCCGTGTTTTAATTTGGATATAGTCTTTAGCATGTAGATATACAATGAAATGTAATGTTACACATGCACAAGCTATATTTGCTTGACCTGAATTATATGCACAACCACATGCCTTTGAGCCATCAATTGCAGTTCCATTAAGCCATATTTGTGAGGTTATACTCGCACTACCAGTTGCAATCATAAAGCTAGCTTCAAATGTAATTTCATAATATCCTGCACTCGGTAATTCTAAAGTAGTTTTATCTTCATCTGCAATATAGTGAAAGTCACTGGTTTTAAATGCTATAGTATCCCATGTATGAAATTCGCCAGCAGTTGTAAATGTTTGTGTATCTGAATCATATAATTGTATTGAAGGAATTACTGGTGTATTAGTTCTACTTCTATTTACCATTATCTCATCCCATATTTTGTTTTACCAGTTTTTGCGTCTATTAATCCTTTTGCCACTTGGTCACTTATTTGTCTTGCAACCATATCTACATTTGTATCTGTGATAGTATTACCTGTAACATTGACATTAATGACGGTTTCTCCGCCACCTGTCTCTTTGCCTGCAGCTACGACAGTTTCGCCTCTGTGTAGATTGTATAGGGCATCTTGTGGAATATAATTAGTTCCCCTTCTCCAGTTAATCTCATTCCCCTCTTGCTTTTTCCATGCATTATAAACAGTATTTGCCACGCTTTCACTTGGCAAGTTAACTTCTTTATCTGTTCCACTACTAGAAGAAAGTCTAACTCCATACGGAAGCATCTGAATACCTGTAGCATATTTACTTACACTATCGAGAGTATGTGTTTCTGGTTCTGATGGTGGTACTATTACATCATCATCTTCAATAACATCATCATCTTCAATTGGGTCATCTGGTTCACCTGGATTTACTCCATGTTCTACTAAAAAGGCTTTATATTCATCCATGATTTTATCTGCACTCTCCAAGGCTTCTAATCCATATATTGCCCTATAATTTTCTTCAAGGGTTTTATCTCCAGCAATAAGACCCATTAAGGCACTATATTCTACAATGGATTTTTCCATCTTTCCTAATTCTGTATCGTAAAGGTCAGCATAATCCACAAGCCTTTTTTCTTTTGTATCTATCCCTAAAAGAAAATCTTGCAAATCAGAATCTCTTGTATCACCCATTTCCCAAATTTTAAATTTCATATGGTCTACATAACTATCGTAAATCTCTTTTGCTTCGTCATAAGTATCTTTTAATTCATCTGTTAGAAGTTCATCAGAAGCTTCTTGTGCTGCTACTTGCTCTTCCATTTGAGCTATTTTTATTTTCGTTTGCTCAATTTGGATTTGCTTCATCTTTTTCTGCTCGCCTCTAGTTAAACCCCTTCTCCTCATCATACCTTTTAATTCTATTTTGAGCATTTCTAAATTTAATCCAAGAAGAGCTTTTCGGCTCTCATCCATACTATCTTTTAAATCTTCCTGTATCTTTTCTACTTCCTTGGTAGTTTCATTGTAATCGCCCATAGTCTTTATTACATCTTCCATACTCATGTCATACTCTTCTACAGCAGCAAGGCCTTTATATAAATCCTCATCATACCAGCTTATACCTGTAAGGTCTCCTAAATCCAAGTTTTCAAATTCTTCAGCAATAGCATTAATATTATCCATATAGCCCGTTTCCATGTCATCTCCATACTTAATAGCCATTTCGCTATAGTGTTGAAAACGGTCAAAACTTGCGTTCATACCAGAAAGAGATGCTTCCCAGTATAATTCACCCTCAAAGTCATCTCCTCCAAGGGTTTTATACACATCTGTAACTTCAAAATTAAGAACCTGCATTGCATTTGCTAATTTAAGAATATTTCCTTGGTGTTCCGATATAGACATAGAGGCATTATCAATAGCACCCCTTAAAGCCTGCTCATTTTCTGCTAAAAATTCTCCCTCCTCTGTTAAAAGTCCTAAGTCTACTCTTGCACCTTTCGCATTTTCGCCTAAATCAGCAATTAGTTGTGCTAAATCCTCTGCACCCTCACCAGTTATTCTGTTTGCAACAAGGTCTATATTTGCGAGTGTCCCTACAATATCTTCAAGGTCATTAGTGTCTCGCCCTGTTGCACCACCTACACTGTCAGATAATCCTTCAGCCATTTGATATACTGATTTAGGGATACTTAAAATAGTATCTAATACACCTCCCCAAGAAAATTCTTTACCCTTAAATTGGCTAAAGTCTATATTAAAGAAACCTTCCTTCATAGCTTTCTCATTCATCTCTGTTATTTTTTCTGGAGGTATTTGCCCTATACCATATTCATCTACAAGGGCGTTCCAATCATCAAGTATAATTTGACCTTTCAATTTCATACCTTCAACAAGAGTTATAAAATGTGCCTTATCTTCTTGCTTTTCTAAATTAGTAAAATAATCATTAACTAAACTTGTATCAAAACCTTCTTGTAATGCTCCTGTCACAGCAGTAATTTTTGATTCTATAGTATCATATTGTGAAAGGTCTACATTTCCCATTATCTCAGTAATAGAGGATTGACTTTTAAGTTTTTCAACAGTCTCTAAAGATTTTGTATATGTTTCATATAAATTTTTGCGGATACTTCTACTTCTTGATTCAAACTTGCTAACTTCTTGGTCTCCATCCTTACCACCTAGAGTAGCAGCCCACCACAATTTTGCTTTTTTAATCCACAAATCTGAACTTGACCACATTGCACCTACAGACCTCTCCATTGTAGCTGTTTGCTGTGCTAAAATATTTACTTGCATTTGCTGAGTATTCATCATTTTAGCCATAGCTTCTTCTGTATTGCCCTCCGCATCTTCCAAAAATCCTAAATCTGTAATGTACCCTGCAATTCCTTCAGCCCCTACTAATGCCATTGCAACACGTAAAGAACGCATATTCCGTATCATTTCTGGAAGTACCTGTGAACCATGTGTTGCCATAGCTTCATTTAACTGTTTAAGTATATACTCCAATCCACCTACTTGTAAAGCAACATCAGATAAATCTACTCCATATTGTATAGCAGCTTTAGATGCCGCAGGAGTTCCAGCAGCGATATTTTGAATCATAAGAGCAAGACCCCTTGTCGCCATATCTACATGCTGTCCTTGTCTCGTTACAGTAGATAATGCAGCAGCAATTTCTTTAAACTCTACTCCAAGGTTTGCCGCTATTGGTGCAATGTAACCCATACCTTTAGCTAAATCTTCAAAAACTAACTTACCACGCCTTACTGTTTGAAATAATTGGTCACTGATTACGCCTGCTTGTGCGGCTGTCATACCCCAAGCATTTAAAATAGAAGTAAACACATCAACAGAAACACTAACATCTGAAAGTCCTGCAACTGCCGCTTTCGTTGCAGTATTTAATAATTGAACACCTGAACTTGCATCAAAGGCAGCAGATAAAATATCATACATACCTTTAGATAAATCTTTTACCCCTTTACCATACTTTTCTGATAAATTGACAATCCCCGCTTGTAGTAATTCCATAGATACAAGAGCTTCCCCCTGTAAAATTGTACTGACTTCAGCAAGGGCAACTTCAAATTCCCTGTACTTTGCTATGGATTCTCCAACGAAGGCGATTAATTTTTGCTGTGCCCCCATAACTTGATTTAAAATAAGGTTGTATCCTACGAATCTTATTGCAAGTCCAGCCATAGCACCAGCACTTGCTTTTGCACTCGCTCTTGCTGCTCGCATAGCGTTAACATGCTGTTTAGCAGCTACTGCTGCTCGCTTATGTGATGCTGCTTCTGCTCGCATAGCGTTAGCATGCTGTTTAGTAGCTACTGCTGCTCGCTTATGTGCTGCTGCTGCTTTGCGTGTTAGTATCTCTTGTTTTTTTATCTCATTACTAAGGGCAAGAACTTGTCCGTTAATTTGATGCAAACCTGTTATAATTTGTTGAGCCTGCATACCACCTTTAATATTAATATCTGCTTCTCCCATAGTATTACCTTTGTTTTTTCCTTGCTGCAATCATGTCTTTGCTACTTTCAGGAATACCTTTTTCAATGTACCCTTGACCACTCTCAATCATACGAATTTTGTGTGCCACTTCTGTAATTTGAATAAATCTCCAGAAGCTCATCTTTAGTATTTCATCTAAGTTTCCGTGCTTTAAATAAAAACTATAGATTAATTCACTGAAGTCTTTTAGTTCCTCTTCGTAGTATCTTTTTTGGTCTTTTTGGGCGTTTTCTTGTCGCCCTTGTGAAAATGTATATCGTGTTTTCCAGCAGAATATACAGCATTAAAAAATTCAACTATGTTTTCTGGATGAGTAAAGAAATCTTTAACATTTTCTATTGTAACATTTGCATCTACTTCCTGCAATGTCTCCAAGATAATGAAGTATTTTAATGCATTATCTTTTTCGATTTCACTCATTTTATTTTCTTTTAATGCGACTGTTGTTCTTACCATTGCGTGTTCGTGCTTTTCTACTGTCCAATTTGGTATTTCAAATTCTTTTCCCTTATTTACAAAGGGTAACGTATATTTTTGTTTCATATTTTATCTACCTCTTTTTAAATCTCAAATATCGTTTGACGGATAAAAGAAATAAGATAGGGGTTTCCCCCTTACTAATCCACAGCAGTTACAATAGCAGTACAGTCTGTTGGTTTAGCAGTAAATGGTGTTGAATTTTTCATCGCTTCGCCGCTAACGTCAATAGTAACAGATGTATTTTTCCACTGGCATCCTGGTAATGTTATCCTTGGTGCTCCTTCTTCTCCCATATCAATTTCAATTGTGAAAGCAGTATTCGCCATAACTTCACCGAAATGTGATGCTCCACCACCGTCAAGAGTAATATCTACTGAACCTTCAATATCCATATCACTCTCTATAAGGTAATCTTTTTCTAACGAATCGTGGTCAGTGTGTCCTTCTAGTTTGTGTGTCACTGTAATGTCGATTGAATTGCAAATAAATGCAATGTGGTCTCCGTCTACAATATGTCCACCAGTTTTTCGTATTTCTCCTGCAATATTAAATGCAAGATACTCTCCAGTTAATACTGAAGGTGCAGAACCAGTAGCAACTTTACTTGTAACAGCAGATTTAACTTCGTAATCAACTGTAACCATGTACTCTGTATTCTTTGAAGCTGCAATACGAACTGTTGCAGGTTTTGCTCCTGTGACATAAAAATAAGATTTATTGTCAGCATCAGCCATACATGTATTTGCTCCAACACAAAAAGCTAGAGATTGTAATGAACAGCAAGAACCCATCCTATCAATAACATCATCAATCATAGTGTCATCCGCTTGTGGAATATACTCCAAGTGCAATTTCGGTTCTTTTGTTTGCTCCAAGAAATTACATGCAAGTGGTGAGCCTATGTCTTTTAAAACTTTGAATCTATCACCACTATCAACTCTTACACTTTGTACTTTGCAAGAAATCGGTAATGTAGTGGCAGATTCTCCAGAGCCATAGGTATCTTCCAACCAATACCAAATCGTACCTTTAAATGGTTCTCCTAAATGGTCTAAAGCCATAATTTATTTTCCTCCTTTTTATTTATTTTGTATTATCTCTTCTTATTACCTGGGAATAAAAGAAGATAGTTATTCTAAGTACAAATATCGTAATACAAACAATGAAACGAAATTACGAAATGAAACACGAGTTGATGATTTTTCGTTTCCTCTGGTAAATAGGTATCACTGTCCACATTTATCCAAGTAATATCTGTAAACGAGCATTGGTTTACTCTTATTAAATTATATAAATAATCTTTAACTTTTTTGCCTATTAATTCTGCATCAATATTATCACTATTTACTAAATACAAGTGAAAGTCTATATAACTATCCATCTTGCGTGTTGCTGCTCTAATATCCTGAGGGTCATAGTATGTTTTAACTATTCTTAATTCTGCGTATGGAAATGTTGGGAGTTGTGCAGATTTTATTTTTTCTGAAAAATACATAGGAATATACAAAGGGTCATTGTGATTATCAGTTACTACAAGGCATTTTTCTGTAGTGCCATCTTCATCGACATCCCAATTTGTTCCTATCTTGTCTCTAATGCTGTTTCTAGGGTCAAACGATACAAATGCCATTACTTATCTCCTGGCAACATTCCACCTGCAACAACAGGCTTTTTAATCAATCGTAAGACATCTTTATATTTTCTATATAATTCTTTTCTTTGCGCATTGAACTTTATAATACTCGGACTTAAATCTGCTTGTGTCGTCTTGCTGAGTTCAGTAAACCTTATAGCACATTCATAGGCAGCAAGATAAACTGTAGCTTTTTTAAGTAAGTCTAATTTAAATGGATACCATTCAGAATAATAAGTGACCGTCGCAGATTTATAATTTGAAGGCAATGCACTATCATCGCTTTGGGTTAATGTTACATTTCCACATTCAGCATTATTTACTACAACTTTTCCTTCAGAACAATTGCTGTCAACATCTGTCCATAAAAGAGTTATATCTTCTCCACAATCGAGCTCTCCTTTTCCTGTAACCTCATTATCTCCGTTATAATCAGCTATAGGTGGATTTCTAACTTCAAATATTTTGTTAGTTCCATCAATCCAAGCACCAGTATCAGGATTACATAAAAAGGTTTCGTTTTTCCGTAGTTTATATACTAAAGTCAGTATTTCTTGATATGCTTCCAAAATTATAAGCGATATATCCTTGTCGTCAATAGATTTTTTAGAAGTTGCTCCAGATTTTCGTCTTACTTCCTGTATAACATTCCAAGGTAGTATAGTAAATCTATCTTTGTATATATTTATATATGTTGGGGATGAGGCTGTAATTTCTACTTCATATTCCCCAAAAATCGCATCTGCTGGAACAGTATAATAGTATTCGTATTTACCAGTACAAGTGCTTGTCATAACAGCATTATCTATTAATTTTTTAGAGCATGGATTATATATGCTAATAGAAACACTACTAGGGTCAGTATCTACATAGGATGTATTCTTTATATTTATCTTTATTAAATTAGTTTCTCCACGTTCACAGATTACATTTTTCTGTTCATCAGGAATTGAGAATTTGTATATACTGCCCATTTTTAATCACCTTATTTTTTCTTTTCAGTAAATTTTTCTTTTAACTTTTTTTCGCCCTCTTGTTGCATTGCTTGTTCAACTTTACCCATTAGATTACCTAAAATGTAACCCAAAGGTATAGAAACTTTTGCGTCTTTCATCAATTCTACAAGGGCTTGATATTCCGTTTTATTTATTTCTATTTTCGTCATTTTTATCTACCTCATTTTATCTTATGTTGCCATTTATAGAGAGCCAACGCATGCAGATATGCTTTAAATTCTATTTTTAGTTCTGCATATGTTTTCTCTTTTATCCTAACTTTACCATTACGAAATTGTGCAATAAATCCACCTGCTAATTTAATACCTGTTAGTTCCTCAAATGCCATAATATACGCTGCTAATTGTAAGAAATACGTAGGATATATATCAGCACTTGTCTTCCAGTCTCCAACAACTTTTGCACCCTTTGGAAAATTAGCCTTCCATCCACGAACTAAATACTTTTTATTTGATTTATACTCTCCAAGGAAATCGGCAGTTCCCGCATATCCGTATTTATTACTCCATAGTCTCTGTTCCAACGCTTCAGGTACAATGCAAGTATTAATTCTAAACTCATTAAATAATTCCAAATCTTCCTGAATTTCCTTTTCGTATGTTCCAAGATTAAATGCCTCTCCCTTTAAAGTTCTTTCAAATAAGTTGTGCACAGTTGTTCCGAGGTCGCATCTTCGTTTTAATACAGTCTCAACTTTTTTTCGCCCAACTCTTGCTGACCATGCTGTAATTCCTGGTTTGTTTATAATATTAAGTGATTGTGTAACTCTGATATATTCTTTACCGTTAAACCTATAATTTTTATTTGTTACCTCGAAATCCTCTGGAACTACGATTTGCCATTTAGTCATAATTCTCAAATAGCTCCTTGTAGGGATATTCTTTTACTAATATTTCTGCGAGTTCGTAATCTGCATCAGATACAAAGATTACTTCTCCAGTCCGTAAGTTCACAAATTTTCTCATATTTTTCTACCTCTTAATTAAATCTCAAGTATCGTTTGACGGATAAAAGAAATAAAGATAGGGAACATATGCTCCCTTTAGTTCAGTTTTACGGATTTACGATGTGAATTATCGCCGCTGTGTCCAATTCACCGACTGCAAAGAATGACCAGTAATCAACACGATAGCTGTTACAATTGCTTTGAAATTCCTTGTACATCTTTGGTTTTTGACCAAACACGGCGCCAACTGCTCTACGTGAATCAATCAAGATAGCCATGACTTCGCCAGTAGCATCAGAACAAGCGTTTGCTCTACAATATTCCACAACTTTTAGACCAGCGATTTTAGTTAAGTCACCATTTTCATCAAAGTGAACGCTGTTAGTACCAAATGTAGCTGTAGGTGTTTGCATACGTCTAAATACGTCTCCAACAGACGGTGATATAACAATGTAATCAGGTTTATATGGATTTGTGCCTTCTCTCATTGTAGTTCTTGCAGAACGAATTGAGTTATACAAGTCAATAAGAGCAGTATCCGAACAACATGAACCCGCCATGTTAGGGTCGCAGCTTAAAGCGTTTGCCAATGTTTCTGTATTTCCAGGTGTTGCAGTTTCAAGTTCATTATAAATTTGCCAATCGAACCATGATGCCCATGAATCAGACATTGCATTAATGTAAGCATCCATAAGGATACTTCCAACATCCCAAATATCTTTTTCACAAACAATAGCTTCCAAGTTATACTGTTTCAAAGTCAATGATTTTACAGAAAATGACAATACTTGTACATGAACCACATTCACAACTATTCTTTTCTACAGGGTCACCGAATTGTCCATATATACGAATCTGTACTCCAAGTCCATCGCCAGGATTAATTGCAAGTCCTTTCACAGCCAACTTAAATAAATCGGCTTTACAAACAGCAGTATTCCATATAATTTTGGAATATACATCATCAGGCGACCAATCAGAAACATCATCTTCGCAACCTGTGTTAGAATCAGTGTTTTCAAAAAGTGAACTAAACCCTACTTCGCCCCAAGTTTGATTTTGATATGTTTGGAATTTTGCTCCCTCAGCGTTTTTGCTTAGTGTAACTTCTTTGTCAGATGGTGAAGTAACCGTTTTGTTTCGTTTAAAGTAGTCATTGTAGAAATTTTGCAGTTTATTGTCACCAGCATTTTTATTGTCACCCTCCCCCTCAATTTTTGGAGTAGGTTCAACTACAGGATTATCTGTTTGCCATTTAGCAAGTTTCTCATTAGCATATGCTTCCATTTCTTTAACTTTTTGTGCCTCAGCTTCTAACTTCTCTTTTGCTTCAGCATCTTTAAGTGTTTTTATATAAGAGGTTTTATCCTTTTCTTCCTTAATTTTTTTAAGTTCCTCCAAGGACATTTCCTCATATGATTTACTCATTTTTATTTTCCTCCTTTAAGTATTTTATAATTTCTTGTCTTTCCTTTTCTAAGGCATCCGTAATTTCTTGCTCATCTTGTGAGAAAGAAGTTTGTATTCCACATCCATCTTTGTCATCGCATCTTCCACGAAGAACTGTAGAAACACATACTGGTTCTACATCCTGTAATACAGGTACGAGGTCATTGTCAGAATAACCTTCGGACTTATAATCTGTGCCCTCTGGTAATTCATTTGCTTTAAGTAATTTTTGTCTCCCCATATAAGTTACACTTACATTAGGGATTATACCCGCCATTTTACAAGTCTCAACATATGCTTCCCAGGCTTTACCGTATTGAGTGTTCGGGTTTACTTCGATGTCCATAGTAACTTCTTTGGTTGTGGAGTTATATTCAACATTCTTATGAAATCCTACAAAGTATAGAATATTAGATGATAAGGTAAATCCTGTAGGATAAGATGTGCCCCAATGATTTATATCATGTAATGTTCCTTCCCAATTTTTGTAAACTCGTTCAAGTTCTTCTTTTGGAAAAAATCCACCGTTCATAAACCTATCTCCTATCAGTGCAGTAATTCGATAAGTCTTTTCTGTTTCACCGTTAGGGGCATCTTCACCATTCTCTAACTTTTTAGGTTTAGAGACAAGTTCTAATGTTCCCTCACAGGTGTATATTTCTTTTTTACTCATATTTTCACCTTTTATTTAATTTTTCTAATCTCTTTTTTTGAACTGTTGGAGTAAACATAAGTTCAGTGTTACTCTTTGCATTTGCTGGTATTTTTCCTTCTTTTCTCTGTCTCTTAGTCTCTTCTAAAAGTGTCAAGCCATTGATTAGGATAAAAATCTTTAGGCTCTTTCACGTAAGGTTCTACTAATGGAATTAACTTGTCTGCGGATTTTAGTAACTTGTATAATGTCCAAGCAAATACATCTTTATAAGCAGTGTCCTTAAGCATTAACCATAGAAACATTTGTCCAAATATTTTTACTTGTCGTGCTTGCCAGGGCGCTTTGAGTTTTGCAGATGCTATAAGGATTAAGTTGTTTAGCGTTTTAACAGGTTTATTTGTTGTGGCTGCTAATTGCTGTTCTCTTACAAGTTCAGTTTTTCCTAACTTTTTAGCCACAAGCTTTAATCCCATTTTGAGAACTTTCTTTTCCCAATCTGCGACACCCATATTCATTTTTTAGCCTTTGTGTTCCTTCGTATAGCTTCTTTTTTAGCTTTTTTAAACTCTTCTACTTTTTTGGGGTCTTTTAGCATCTCTTCCAATTCGCCACTAAATAGTTCATCTTCATCTGCAATAACTGTTCTATCGGGAACTATATTTTTAACCTTGGCAGAAACAAATCTTCGTGCAAGATATTCTTTATTTCTAATCCCACTTTCTGTGAAATTTTCGTATGCAAAAGTTAATTGAGACATAAGAGCCTTCAAATTTTGCTGATGGACACTAATTTGCTCATCAAACATTTTCAAGACTTTCTTTTTATCGTTTTCTTGATAAGTCATAACTTTTGGAATTAGTGTAATATCTACAGGAAGTTTAATTTCGCCTTTCTGTATTTTATTTCTGCCCGCTTGCAGTTGCTTTACTATATATTCAAATTGTGCTTTTTGTTTCAATAGTCCAGAATATTGATTACTAGATTCTACCAATTCCTGAAAATATTGTGCCTCACTCTGCATCAATGGAGCAATTTCTTGTGGTGTAACATCTGCCTTTGTTTTTCCATTACTTCTTTTTCTTGCCATATTTTTCTACCTCTTTAGTTATATACTACATCTATTACTTTTCTAATCTTACCTGGAAAGTTTCTTTTAACATCCCATACTGCACTACGGAGAAAGGGTACAGATGCCATTTTTCCGCTTGTACTTTTATACCCCCTTGGAGATTCTACCTTCCCAACAGGAAAATACCTTGTACCATACTCAATATATTTAGCATAGGGTATCTCTACCGTTATTTTATATTTATTGCTTCCTTGTTTGTCCCAACGAATAGCTTTTTCCATATCTCTACTTTTGACAGGGCAATTATTTTTAGCTTTTTCAACTATTTTATCAAGCATTTCTTCGTAATCTTTATTCTTTTTAAATCTTTCTATTAATTTTTTATTTCCAACTATAAGTTCAGCGATTCCTGTTGCTTGTAAATTAAACATCTTTTTCTTGCTCTTTTATAATTTCTTCTCCAAGGGCTTTTTCATGCTGACTAATTTTTTTGCGTTTCTTAATCATTGCCTTTTCGGATACAGTAAGTTGATACTCATAGTCATTTTTTGTAGGCATCTTAGGTACAGGCATATCAGGTTTTGGGGCTATAGGTGGAACTTTTGGTTTTATTTTTTTACTCTCATCAAGTTCAATTTGTCCTTTATTGAACATTATTCTGGCTTCTTTTTGGTCTACAAATCCACCATTAAATGCTTTTTCTGCCGCATTAACTCTCTTTTCCATTATTTCCGCCTCTGCTAACTCATCTACATATATCTGATTCCATTTTAGAGAGTATTTCCAAACTCTTCCACTATTCTCTAAAATACTTTTATATAATGTTTCTATTAAAGGTGTATCCTCTAATTCTTGAATATCCTTAACATCTCTGTAATAATCTGCAAATCCAATTTCTGCTCCTGTAACCCTTCCTACTTGAATACCTGTAAGTAAATGAGTGGGCATTATAATAGCAGCAGCAATATTTAAAGTCACATACTCATAAAACGCCTCAGGTCTTATTGCAGTTGGATTAATCGCTTTTATGATAACTTCTTCTTTGTGAACCCATGCTCCAGGATGTTGATTAGCTACTTTTAGCCAGTAATCCTTTTCCTCCTCTTCTATTCCAGGAACAGTAATATCATAAACGCCATGACTGAACCATGACAGTATTTCGCCATTGGCAATATCTATGTTTATTTTTGATTTAATAGTATTTCGCAGTAAATTAATAACTGAGTTTCCGAATATTTTATGCGGTAAAGGGTCACGAGGTATATGAATAACTCTATCTGGATGAATCCAATAATCCTTATCTTGTGTTGTATCTTCATAATGAAAGTGCATTGTGTGTAAATTTTTAAAATACTTGCTCTTTTTTGGGTAAAAATTAAATTCGTTAATATGTTCAGCATCTAAAAGCTCAACTCTCCAAGGTATAGCTCCGTCAGCAGGTTTTTGCCATAGTTGCGTTTTCTCATCGTTTAGAAATGTAATAAGTAAATAGCCGTCTCCATAAATATAGGAGTTTATTTTTGCTAATGCCCATTTATATTTAAAGTTATTTCGCTTTTCAAAGTCGTGGATAAGTGTTAAGTCAGCTTTAATTGCCTCTCCCCTATCTGGTAGTATTTCTAAATCGAGCCATGCCCTTGTTCCATCTAAGCATTTTTTCCTTACTCCTTTCATAAGTAACGGTGCTTGCTGTGCAATTTTCCTTAGTTGTGATGGAGATAACTCCTTAGTCATAAAACCCGATGCTTTTCTTCTGCCTATAGCATCTTCAGTTAATGAGGTAACATTTAACTCCTTACTTCCTATTTTATTCTGCTTTTTCGTTGGGGCAATATAATTCCTGTAAGCTTTCACTACTTTATCTCCAAGCGTTTCTTTCATATTAATCTCCTATGGGAAAATTCCACAAATCTTTTTTATCCAACCGATAATTGGTTTAAAATTGAAGGCACGAAAGTTAGTTAAGCCATATCGTAATGCGTCGATGGAATGGTCGTGCATCTTGACTGGTTCTTCAGTAGGATTACTATTCAATTTATCTTTTTTTCGGCTATATGCAGGCATTTCTCGTCTTAAATACTCACAATGCTTATCTATCTTTAATCTATCTTTTTGAAGTAGTGAATTGATTTTACCTATACCACTTGCGACATCATTATCTGCTTTCTCTATTGGAACTCCAAGGGCTTTTGTTTGCACTATCAAATCTTTAGCTGAAGGGTCACACCATACTTTTCTGTAGTGATATTTTTTATTAAGAGCAGCTATTACTTTAGATAGCACATTTGATGTCTTTTTATCTTCCTTGTAGAAATCATTGCGGTATTCATGTACTACACGAACATCATTCTTTTTTGTTACTCCAAGGGTAATTACAGCAGAAGGATTAGTCATTCCCCAATCCACTCCAGCTACATAATATTTGTATTCATCATTTGGAAATTTATTATAACTTCCCACATGACGGTCATGGTTAAAGCATTTAAATATCTGCCCTGAGTAAGCTCCCCATTCTCCTTTGAGCATCCTTTTAACCCAATCTTCGTCATACCCCTCCTCCATATCTTGAATATATGAGGGGTCTAAAAATATATTGTCATAAGTACATGTATCTATATGTGTGTATTCTTTCTTTTGCTGAGTGTAGAATCTTTGGTATATCCAATGCATTTTTGAACCAGGATTTGTGGTAAGCAATCCAAATGTTCTAGGTAAATGCTTTCCTCTCATTCTTGCCATTAGTTGTGTAAATATTAGTTCATCAATTTCTATGGGTTCATCAAGGATAAAGAAGTCTAAGTTATACCCTCTGATTTTTTCTTCCTTTTCACAGGCAAGAAAGTAAATTATTGACCCATTGAAAAATTCCGCTTCCATATTCCCTTTTGATGTTATAAGTCGCTTTAGTAACTTAACTGGAATGTTATGTTTGTCCAGTTCGTCTTGATATTTATAAACCTCTTCTTTAAATGTAGTAAATAGCACATTTTTTAATTGCGTATAGGTTAAGCACCCCAAGAATCCCTTTGTGCCAGGATTGTTCACGCACGCCTCAATAGCAACATGGGCAGCGAACATCGTCTTTCCCGCCCCTACTGCTCCTGAATACACAGTGTATCGTATTTTCTTGGTCGCATTAAAAGCATCCATCTGTTTAGGTAATAACGCTATAGGATACTTTAAGTTAATATTTTCCATCCCACCACTCCACTGTCGAGAATATTTCTCTCTCCATAGTATATATACGCCCCACTATATAAACCTTGCTATTGATTATCACGATTATCTCCACTACCGTTGGTTTTCAAATTTTCCACAAGAGGGGGTTTTATTTGCTAAACTAAATATATATATATTTATATATCCCTCTCCTTAAGCAGGTTTCTAAAACATACCAGCAAAGTTGTAGAAAAGTAGGAATTATAAAGACTAAAGAAATCGCCCTTTTTGGAAACCTGCTTAAGGAGAGCCTTGAAGGGATTTGAAAAGGGGAAGTGGAAAAGTTTATATATAAGGGCGTTTTTATTCATGGAGAAGAACTAAAAATGGCAACAGTCGCACAAGAAAAGAGATGGCAGGCGGAATTGGAAATCATCCAGGAAGTAGGGGAAATCCCATCTTGTCGTAAAATGCAGGCACTCTTATTAGAGAAAAAGGGTATCAAAGTAAGTTTCAATGTCATTAACATAGATTTAAAGAAAGATTTAGAAACATTGACTGAAGATGAGTATAAGAACAAGAAGGGTGGAATTTTATCTATGTTAGAGGATGAGATTGTAGTCGCCCACAAAATCGCCATGCATAGTGCAGAAGATAAAACCCGCCTTGATGCAATGAATACTGTTTCTAAGCTATCAAAAACTAAATCAGATGTTATAATTAAGTTTCGTAAAGCTCAAATAGAAATCAATAAAGAAGATAAACCTAAATACTATGTGTCCATTGGGAAACCAAGAAGTTATGAAAAGGAGACGAAAAAAAAATGTGGAATAGAGTAAGGTATATGGTAGACAGATTTTTGCCTGTGTCAAATAGGCGATATACAAATGACATGCACGCAATTTTGACTGTCTTAGATGGAATGAAAGAAGCAATAACACAACAAGCGGAGATTAGCTCTAATCTTTTACACAAATTTAGTGCAGAGGAAGCAAAAGTAAAAACTGATACGAAAAATGAAAAGCAAGTAAATGATATGGCGTTTGGGTGAAAATATGAGGAAAAAAGAAATTATGGAGAAATTAGCAAGTGATTTAGATAGTCGCACTAATTATACATATATAGTTTTAGACCTTAGAGAATATCCGCATAAGGATAATCTATTTGTTGGTTTTACAGAGGAGGATAAATAAAAATGGCATTAATTCCAGATAATATAGAAAAAATATTTTACGAGCATCCAAATATAGGCAGAGATGAACTTGCACGAAAAGCAGATATTTCAAACCAAAGGGCACGATTTTATAGAACTCTTTATAAAGAAATCCATAAAAACAAGGCGAATATAGCAAAACGTGGAATAGCTTTATTTGACATACATTACCCAGAACATAATAAATCTTGCGTTAATGTTGCCTTCAAATTTATGAAGGACTTTAAACCTGATTATCTTGTGCTTGCAGGCGACCAGATGGATTTTGGCTGCATAAGTCACTTTAATAAGGGTAAGTATAGGCTATTAGAAAATAAAAGGCTTAAAAAGGATTACAATGGGTTTCAGGCTGATATATTAGATAAGATAGAAGAAATTGCACCCCAAAACTGTAAAAAATATTTTATGATAGGGAATCACGAATATTGGGTAGACCGCCTTGTAGATGACAATGCTCAACTCGAAGGATTAGTAGAAGTAGAACTTAATCTTAATTTAACTGATTATAAAATAGTTCCTTTTAACAAAACTTTGACAATAGGGGAAATGAACTTTATACACGGAATATGGACAAATAAGTATCATGCCGAAAAAAATGTAAGGGTTTACAACAAGAATATATTTTCAGGGCATATTCATACAAATCAAATATTTACTGTGGTATCTCCAATTAATAGTTTGCCTCGACAAGGGGTAAGCGTTGGTTGCCTATGCGATAAGAATATGGACTATATGCACGAAAAACCTTCAGCATGGGTACATCAGTTTATGTATTGGTATGAATTGGGAGACAAAACATTTAGATATTATCTTGTAACTATCATCAACGGTATAGCGGTGATTAATGGGAAGTTATACAATGGAAACGAGTGAGGAACTTGGAACTACAGATATTGATTCAAAAATGAGCAGGAAAAAGGATAATACACCTGACTTTAAAAAAGAATTAAAAAGAATAAGGAGAGAATTAAAATCATTGGGGTTGAGAAATTGAATGTTCCAGATAAATTAAAGTCTGAAAAAATAAGATATATAAAAATTCAGAAAGGGAAGAAACGACCATCTGAGAGTAATTGGCAAACCACACAAAATTATTCTTATAAAGAAATGAAAGCGTATCTTAAAAATGCTGATACATATGGAGTTCTTTGTGGAGAAAAATCTAACAACCTTGCAGTTATTGATTGCGACAAGAAAGAGCTCGCTTCAGCTATACTAATGGGGTTACCATCGACTTTTACTGTTCAAACAGGAAGTCAGGGGTTTCATTTTTATTACTTTATTCAAGATTTAGATAAGAAAATAGTTCTACAAACAGAAAAAGAACATTTCGGAGAAGTGCAGTTTACGAAAGCTCAGGTTATTGGGGCAAATTCTAAGCATCCAAATGGAAATATATACAAAGTTGTACATGATAACAAAATTGCAACAATTACAGCATCAGAATTGACAGAAGTAGTAAAACCCTTTCGTAAGATTAAAAAAGTTAAGTACAGTACAAATAAAGGATTTGACTTAGATATAGCAGAAGTTGCAAAGTTAATTCCAGGATTAGATGCTACAACTGAGGGATTGCAAGGAGCAAATCCACAACACGGAAGTTCAAATGGAAATAACTTCTGTGTGAATTTGGAAAAGGGAACTTGGTATTGTCATAGGCATCAAACAGGTGGGGATGCATTATATTTGGTTGCCCTTGTGGAAAATCTTGTTAAGTGTAAAGATATTTTGCCAGGATACTTTAAATCAAATCCAAAAGTATTTAAGCAAACACTAAAAAATTGCAAGAGAAAAATATGGATATGATATTCCAATCAAAAAAGATATTGTAGGAATTATTTACTGGAGAAAAGAGTAATAAATTAAATGTTCAGGGTATTGTAGAATATATTTTAGAGAATTATACATTTGTTACAATTAGAGATGAAACAAGCAAAAAACCACATATTTACATTTATAGAGACGGATACTATAGATTAAATGGGGATATGGAGATAGAGAAGATTATTAAGGAGTTATTTGATAATGTTCCGTGGAAATCTTTTTATCGAAATGAAATCATGGAGTACATAAAAACAGAGAATATTGTAGATAGGGATGCAATTCATCCTCCAAGTCATTTAATTAATGTAAACAATGGAATTTATAACTTAAAAACTTATAATCTTGAACCACATAATAGCAAGTATTACTTTTTATACAAAATCCCAATTGATTATACTCCACAAGCGGCAATGCCTAGAATTATGCAATACTTTGAATCTACTTTAAGACCAGAGTATGTAGATTTATCGCAGGAAGTCTTTGGATACTGTCTTTACTTTTCTTATCCTATACACGGTATTATTTACTTGTTTGGGAAGGGTGGCAATGGAAAGTCTGTATATACTCACTTGCTTACAAAAATGCTTGGGGATACCAATACAGCGAATAAAGAGATAGGTAGTCTAATGAACAACAGATTCTCTAGTTCTGCTTTATATGGCAAGTTAGCTAATATATGTGGCGAATTATCAACTGGTGTGCTAAAGAATACAGATATGCTAAAGAGATTAAGTGCAGGAGACCCTATTTCAGCAGAATTTAAGGGTAAGGATGCTTTTGACTTCTATAATCGGGCAAAGATTATAACTGCGTGTAATGAGATTCCAATGTGTGATGACACGAGTGATGGGTGGATTCAGAGACAATATATAATTCCATTCCTAAAACAGTTCAGGAAAACTAAAGATGATGATGTGCATTTAAAGACTAGATTGACAAATGACAAAGCTGAGATGGAAGGGTTATTGTTATGGTCACTCCAAGGGCTAAAACGCTTACTGAAGAAAAATCAATTCTCGTATGACTACAATATGGAAGAGAGATATAATATGTATCAGCGAAATAGTCAATACTTCATAGAGAATACATATATCAAGGGGAATTTCGATGATTTTATAGAAGTGCAGGATATAAGAGATGCATATAAAAATTGGTGCGATATGAATACTGTGCCTATGGACAGCAATATTTCCTTGGCGAGAAAATTTGATAAGTTAGAGTATAGGTTAGATAGAATAAGAAAAGAAGATGGCGAACAAGTATGGATAAGAAGATATTTGAAGGAGATGTAAAATGGAAAAATTAATAAGCAACTATGAAAGAGAAAGAGCTGGAAAAGAACTTATAAGATTAATTAAAAATCTTATAAAAACTGATGATATAGGTATGGTGCAAAAAGCAACAATAACAATGGAAGTAAATAAACCACTAATATTAGAAGTAAAATTAGCTATGTAAAGGAGATGTGAAAATGGGAAAATGTGCAAAATGTGGAAAGAGAATCCAATATAATAGATATAAAAAAGTAAAGGGCAAATATTATTGTCCAGAGTGTGTGCCGAAAAAACAGGGAGAAAACTATACAGCATTTAAAAAATTTGAAGTGGATATGAATGAAGTATCAAAAATAGTTACTCCTACAAAGAAAGCAAAAAAAGATGGCGTTATGATTAGAAAGGTAAAGACACTTAATACTTTGGCTAAAGAAGAGGCGGAGAAACAAGGATTTTCTGAAAATGACTTGGTTATTGTAAGAACAGTTATTGGTTCTTTACCAGCATATGAATTTACAAAAATAGAAGGCAGCCCAACACAGTTCCTAAAAGATGAAATAGCAAATAAACCAAAGAAAAAATATAAAAAGCGAAAAGCAAAAAAGGTGGAATAAATATGGGTTGTGCAAGTTGTGGTGGAAAAAGTGGTTCAAGATGCTGCTTATGTAATTTAGGAGCTAATAAATTCTACCCTTGGGGAGCACACAGAAAAATATGTTGGCGGTGTAAGGAAAAACAGGAACTATTAGTTATAGAACGAGAAAAAGCAAATAAAAGAGTAGAAAGATTACTGAAAGGTATTGGTGAATAAATGAAAGAAATATGTTTAGATGCATATTCCGCATCAAATGAAACTCAATGTGGATGGAGTATTCTGGTAAATGAAGAAAGAAAAGTTATGTTAGTTGCAACGATTGCTATTAATTGGCTTACATGGGTGATATAATGAAATGCGATAGATGCGGAAAAAGAGAAAAAGGAAATGAAATAGAAACTGAGGAGAGATATATTACTTTATGCGATGAATGTCTTGATGAATTTTTCAAATTTATAGACGGAAATAAATTATGCAAATGTAATCGAGCATATTTCACGGTAATGTATAAGGAGGATAGGTATGAAAATTGATGTATATTCTACAAATACCTGCCCACCGTGTCTCGCCTTGAAGAATTGGCTACAAGCAATGAATATTCCTTTTGTAAATCACGATGTATCAACAAATCGGGAAGATTCGAGATATTTGCTTAAAAACTATGGGAGTTCTGTACCTGTAATTGAGATTGATGGAAAGGGGATTGTGGGTTTTCATAAAGATAGAATAAAGAAAAGAATATTGGAGAGTTTAAAAAATGGATAAATGTGTAAGATGTGGTATGCCTATTATTTGGGGTATGAAGTTCGTTACGTTGGCTAAAGATGACAAGATTGCGTATATGTGCGAAGAATGCTATCGAGCAACATCCAAAGAGCAAGAAGATAGGCATAGAAAGGCAAAAGAATAATAGTTGGTATCAGAGTATCAGAAAAATTAGAATGCTCTGAGGGGGCTAATAAGTGTGTTTAAATGAAAAGGCTGTGGAGATATTTATTTTCACATACAAAGATAATATGTACGAAGCGGTGTTAGATTACGACAAGGGTATCTTCATAGTAAGGAACGAACATAATCGCCCTATAGTAGTTTGGAAAGGTATGACACGAAGACAATTGAAAGATGTTAAAAAGAAAATCAGCGACATGGTATTGTAAGAACTGCAATAAGTATTACAAGACCTGCATATTAGGATATTGCTCAGTATGCGGGCAAGAAGTAAAAAAGATGATAAAATATAAGGAGTGGAAAGAATGAAAATATGTGATAGATGTGGAAAAAAAGAAGCAACAAGAAAATTTGAAGATTTTAACCTATGCGAAAGATGCTTTAAGATAGCAGCAAGGGAATTGGCATAATGTGGAGATGGGATACAATTTCCGCCTTGGGGATTTAGCAGTATTTTAGGGAGACGATAAAATGAATAA